GCCGTGCCGACGTGGAAAACCATCGGCAAGCGGTTCTGAACGCCATGGATTATCAGGGACCGCCTATTCCCGGTCCGCAATGTCGCTGGTGCCCGGCATTTTCAAGATGCCCGGCGATGTCGCAGGATGCGAATTTCCTGATGGGTGCTATTTCGCGTGATCCAGCTACCTTGCTGCCAAGAGAGCTACTGCGAATGCTGCGAATCATTCGCGGGGTCAGCGACATGAAAGTATTACTGGAAACAGAACTGACCAATCGTCTCAAGGATGGCGCGGCGGTGGAAGGCGCGGAATTGAAACCGGAACGTAAATGGATCGCATGGAATGACGAGCGACAGGCTGCTGAAACTTTATGGAAGCTTGCCGGTTCGAAAGGTGTCAAGCCGGTCACTCCGGCAGCGGCAAAAAAGCTGTCATCCGAGGCCGCACAATATGCTGAAATGGCAAGCCACAAACCGGAAAGCGATATGAAGGTAAGTTATTAGCAAGATAATTAGCGCCCATAATCCAAACGAAATTGGTATGGCAAAGATGCAACCACGAAATACATTACTTTCGTGATCGTCATCATCATTCATCTTGACAGTACTTTCAGACTAACCGATAGTGCTATCGTTGAACTTTTGAATGGAGAACTAAAATGACTCGCATCTACAAGAAAGCTAATATCTTTAACGCTCGCATCATCGGCATGCGCAATCTTTGGGAGCCCTCCAAGGAATACATGGGAAGACCGGTTGAGAAACCGAACTATCTGGTTTCCATCGTTCTTCCGAAAACCCGCGCCAACTGGTTTGACGAACCGCTGCTAGCTGGTTTCAGACAAGCTTGCCAAGAATTGTATGACGCAGCGCTTTCGCACATTCCGTTTGCGCAAGTGGTCTGGCCGATCATAGACGGGGACATCCCTAATCCCGGCAGAGCTCCAGCAGCATGGCGACAAGGCCATTGGCTTCTGAACGGCTCATCTTCAACGCCAATTACGGTAACGATCATCCAGAACGGTATCCCGGTTCCGCTGATGAACCGCGCATTGGTCAAGTCTGGTGACTATGTAGGTGTTAGTACCGCAATAGCTGTAAAAACCAACGATCCGCGCGGCATCAAGGTTTACATCAACAATGTAATGTTCATGGCAGAAGGCGAGGAAATCGTAGTTGGCACTTCTGTCAGTAGTGCTAACCTGATGGCGGATGCCTTGGCGCAAGGTCTGAATGTGACCGGATACGGAGGCAGTGGTGCACCGCAACAGGGTTTTATGCCGCCGTCAGGCGGCGGATTTGCCCCTCCTCCGGTAAACCCTGCGTCACAGCCTGCCCCGGTCCCATTTGGGAGCATGGCAAACTCGAGTGCTTCATTCCCTTCTAATGGGCCGCAGCAGGGCTTCGCGCCGCCGCCGATAGCCCCGCCAGCCCAGCAGGGCTTTGGTATCCCCGGCGCGTCTACCGCGCCCACAGGCTTCCCGCCGCGCCAGTAGGTGGCGTTGCGGACCTTGGGAGGGTGTTTCCCAATCCCCGACCCTCCCAAGGGTTTTTTAAGAAAGTTCCATGATGCTGTTTGTCGATCTGGAGACCCGGTCCAGAGCAGACCTTCTGAAAGTCGGAGCTAGGCGCTATGCCGCTGATCCTTCAACCCAGATCACGACCGCCGTATGGGATTTTCAGGGTACCTTGAAAACTGCCTGTACGGTTCACCCGCAGCTTGGCAGCCATCCCATCAGCCAGCTTTACCTTGACATCATGGCAAGCCACCGGGTGGTCGCCCACCATGCGGCATTCGATGTCAACGTCATGATGGGACCGAACCAGAACCCGTTCCTTCAAATCCCGGTCAGCAAGATTTCTTGCACCATGGCGCGAGCGCAATCGCTGTCGCTGCCGGGCGGACTGGATGAGCTATGCGCAACCTTGCGTATTCAAGGTAAAGACCCGGCCGGGCGCGCTTTGGTGCTGAAAACATGCAAGCCGATGCGCAACGGTAATTTCAACGAGGACGTAGAAGTTTTTGCCGGATTGCTCAAGTATAACATCCAAGACACTCATTGCTTGAAAATGGTTAATGGTTTGCTGCCAGAGCTCAATCCGGAAGAGCGCAAGATATTTGAACGTTCGTGGCGCAAGAACAATATCGGATTGCCGATTGATATCGAACTGGCTACCAACATTGCATTGCGCCGCGATGAAATCGAACATGAAGCTTCCACGCAATTGCGTGAAATCACTGGCGGCATGATAACGGCAATTACGCAACGTGCGCGTATTCTGCAATGGGCCAACGAGTTTCCTCGCGCGGCTAATTTGCCCGGTACCAAAAAACATGAAGTCACCGAAGCTTTGGAAAACCAAGAGTTGCATCCAGACGTGCGAATTGTGCTGGAAATCTTGAAAGAGAACGGCGGCAGCGCTCCAATGAAAGCGCAAGCGTTGCTGAACCGTCATGTTGGCGGCTTTTACAAGGACGCCACGCGATATCATGGGGCGCGATCTGGACGCGGCACCTCCGAAGGTGCCAACATGTTCAACATCGCGCGGCCATCTGGCAAATATGATATTGACGACGTGATAAAAGGTCTGAAGGCAGGCTTCAAATACAATAACGTCGCGCTGACGGATGCCTTGAGGGCGTGCATTATCGCGCCGCCCGGCTATGCCCTCATTGACAATGATCTATCCAATGCCGAATTGCGATTAGCCTTGTGGCAAGCCAATGACCGTGACCGTTTGAATCTGCTGGCTGCCGGTGGTGATCTCTATATGCATAACGCCATCACCATGTGGAATTTGCCTAAAGATGCAACTCAGAAAACCCATCCAAAAGAACGTTACAACGGCAAGACCGTCACTTTAGGCAGCAACTACCAGCTAGGCTGGAAGACTTACAAGGCGCATATGCGCCGCATCGGAACGCCTGTCAGTGATCAAAAAGCCCAAGACGATATCAACAACTATCGCGATGCCAATCCGCTGCTGGTCACTCTTTGGGTAAGTTTGAAGAAGGCTTTTTACAACTGTTATTATGAATTGCCGGGACCGGTTTTTCATGCTGGAAAAATAGCCCTCGTAAAAGACGGTACGACAATCTGGATGACCCTTCCCGGCGGTCGCAGCATCCCGCATTATTCGGTTTTTGTCAGCCCAGATGGCAACATGGGATTCTGGCGCGCGAAATTCGGGGCTATGCTGCCGCAAAAAGTGTTTGGCGGCAGCCTGCTGGAGATTTCCTGTCAGTCCATGACCCGAGATATCATTACCGCTTGCGAAAACGATATCGAAAAAGAGCTACCCGATATCGCTTTACTTCTTGACGTATACGACAGTCTTGTGGCATTAGCTCCAATTGAAATTGCAGCGCAGCGCGAACAACAGATGCGTGCAATCATGCGGCGGCCACGATCTTGGACTGAAGGATTACCGCTTAACGCGGAAGGTTACAGCGGTCCTCGCATGAAAAAATAGGAGCAGCTAAATGGATACCGAGATGAACAACGACACCAAGCCCAGAAAAAGAAGGAAAGTTATCAAACGTCCGAACGGTCGTCCGTTGATGTATCCGGACAAGACTATTGTTCGGATGCCTAAAGGTTCTTTGAAGCGCGTCAACGAAGCCTTGAGAGAAAATGAATTTCAAGGCGACTTCATGCGTCTCGCGGTCGAGAAAGAACTGAGAGTAAGACGCGCTTAACTACTACCAAATGACTTACCAATAGCGCTAAAGACGCTACCTAAAGCTGATCCAAAGGATTGACCCGCTGCGGCAGTTTGGCTTGATAGACCTTGATAAAGGCTGCCGATGGCACGAGCCCCTTGGGCATAAGTACCTGCTTCGGCAATGCCAGCTTGCAAGCCCATGGCTTCCTGTCCGTACATATTCTGATAGGAAGTTTCTTCTTGCTGGAAATTTTGCTGCTGACCTTGCAACGTAGCTTGATATTGTTGATTCAAATCCTGATTGGCGATGCCTTCCGCAATACCGGTTTGAGAACGTAAATTAGCACCTGATAATAGGCCGCCACGCGCGGCTGCTGTATTATCTTGTGCAGCGGCTGCGGTCTTCATCAGATATTGCGCGCCTTCCGATGTGTTGTAGTTTTTTGCAAAATCTTCAAAGTCAACCGGATTGGTAGCAGCGTTAACCCGCGCATTTCCAATATTTTGAGAGCCTGCTCCAGTACCGAGTAGATCGCTACCTATCGGTCCGAGATAATTTGCTCCGGCGAAATTATACGGGGCTACTTGGGCCGCGCCAAGGTCTGTTAGCTGACCGACAGCATTCACACCAGCTTGCGTTGATGCGAGGCTGCTTAAGCCGCCAAACAGACCACCTAGCGCGCCTCCAAGACCTGAAAGGATATCGGTCATGATATTGACTTTCCAGACTGTATACACTAAATTAGCTAGATGATAACAGAAGATACCACCATGACCAAACACAGGATCAGAGGGAACCGGACTGTCGTTGTTTCGGGCAGGGTCAGCCCTGCCATAGCGGCAAGACTTGACTGGCTCGTAAGGAACCACGATGCCGTTGAAGACCGCGCGGAAGGCGTTAAAAACGCTGTTGAAGTATGGGTCAAAGCTCGCGAGAAAGAAGCCATTGCCCAAGGACTTTTCCCGCCAAATTTCTGAAAAAGAGCTTCATCTGCACGCATGGCAATGGGTAAGCAAAGCTTGCCCAGACCTGTTGATCTTTCATGTTCCAAGCGGCGAAACTCGCGACATTGCCACCGCGATGAAGCTCAAGCGCATGGGTGTCATTCCCGGCGTAGCTGATTTTTTGATGTTCACCTACAATGCAACTGTCGCTATCGAGTTGAAAGATAGAGGCGGTTATCAGTCGCCAGCTCAAAAACTTTTTCAACGTCGTTGGGAAGCATGCGGTCATCAATATTACATCGTACGATCATTGGAAGAATTTCAAATTCTTATCAAACAATTAGTACCCATGCTCCAGTTACTTTGACGTAGATATGCTTGGCCGATGTGTCGGCATACCAATCGCCATTGGCACCAAGCCCACTAGCAGGTGCAACGGTCCCGTTTCGAATTTGTGGACGAGCAATCAGCGTATTTATGGAAGTTGTATTGCTAGCTATGTTAGTTGTGTTAGTAGCTATGTTGGTCGTATTGCTAGCTATGTTAGCTGTATTACTCGCAATTTCAGTTGTGTGAGTAGCAACTGTTGAAGTCAAGACATCATAACCCGGTATGGTGCCGGTATCTATTCCACCACCCTCCGCGATAAAAGCAGTCAAGTCATGCAGCCATCGGTTAAAAACAGGATCGTTGACCGCGATAGGCGGCGGCGGAGGAACTCTGTTAACAGGAATTGTCACTCAAGTTCCTTCACTTACTGATATAAAAAATTCGTCCATTTCAAAGGGTGCCGTTGAACCCTGATAATCCAGCTTTACCTGCCTGCGTCGTGAAGTGCCCATGGCTCTGGCAACAGAACGACGAGTGCCGGGTTCAGGCCATGTGATAATGCGAAGTCCTTTCCATGTCTTCAGTTGGTCTTCCGACCATTGCAAGGTGAACTCTCCTGCCTCTGGCCCCATGTAACTGGTAATATCGATCTGATTGATGACATGACGCGCTTCTTGCACGCCTATCCACATGGTAGTGATAGACCGCTGCATTTGTCCGGCTGGCTCACTGGCAGTCGTCAAATCGAGTGTGCAAATTTCACCGGTATCGAGACCGACATAAACTACACCTTGGTTATCTTCGATAGCGCATCGTCCGGCGTGATCTGCGCGGCCTGACGTTTGCCTGTAAACCCATGATTGGCTAGCTAGCGCCATTTCAATCGACCACGAACCTTCTAAAGTCAGGATGTAGAATTCATCGCCGCCTTGTGCATACATGTACGCCGTTAATTGCTGCAAATCGACTTGCTGCAATAATAAATCGACCCAAGTTGGCGATATAGGTTGACCGCTTTGTCCTTTACCGACCCATACGCGACGGTCGGTACCTACCCACATTGCTGCGCCATGGATGTTGGCAAGTGTTCGACGTGCCGCCAGTCCTACTTCAAGCAATGAATTGGTAAACGGAGTAAAAGCAAAATCAGAGCTCCCACCTTGGTCGTACCACATTTCAACGGACCGGGTGCCAAAAGGCCAGAACGTGCGCCCTAAGGTAATAACATCCGATACCATATCCGCTCTGGCTTCAGCCGTAGCAAACGCATTAGCATCAACAGTGGCTGGTGCTAGCGGAGTAGATGAATACATTTTATCGGATTGATTAGCGTAGGTATTGGATGCACCCGACCATATCGTGTAATTGTCCAAAACACAGACCGTGGAAGGATCAAAGTTTATGCTGGTTTGAAGATCGGCAAACACAACACCGCCGGCAACTGTTGCCGTATAACCTGAACCAGTACCACCACCTGCGGTACCATTCGAAGCAATAACCAATGCCGTGCGGTCTTCAGCCATTCGAATGATTGGCGGAGCGCCAACAGTCACGGTACCGGCCAGAACAGGTGCAGCAGTTTCTACGCCATGGTAGATAGTGCCATCTGCATGACCGGACCAGATCGTGCCAACCGCGTGACACAGCACAATGCATGGGGATGTAGTTGGCTCGCAGATTTGGGTAAGACCGGGAGAACCGACAAGACGGACATTTGCTAGTTTTTGTTCTTCTTGCTTGCGTGCGACAACCCGGCAATTTACCAGTTTTGATGCCCCCTGATCTTGGTTGAGAGGGTCCGCAAAAGAACCAAATATATTGAGGGCTGGCATTTTGTCATGACCTTACGAAGCGCAACCATTGCTGTCCTTTGCTCCAATCGCGCCAGCGATTATTTATGGTATTGCTGTCAGCGAGTATTGCAGCAACTGCTTGCGGATTGCGTCCGTAAATGCTGAAAATGCGCCTGCCTAGCATTAACGTTACATCATGAATGCCTTCCGGTGGCAGATTTACAACGTCGCTGCCATCAGATGCGGTTATTGCGTTTACACGTCCGCCATATTCAATCAGGCATGTGGTATCGGATCGTGGCGGCTGCCATGCGGTAACTAGAATAGAGCCATCTACCTGTCTTTCCTGATGCCATTTAGTGATGATGCCCGGATAGGTAGTTCGCACCACGTCAGCAATAGGCGCTTGTCGTGTTTCACGATTTACAGTGGGGCTGATATCGTTGCACCAGATAGCTCTGATGGCTACCGCATCAACCGGTAGCGTAAATGAATATATCGAGCCCAGCACACCGGCCGGGACGATAACAGTAATACGCTTTATCAAATATTGCGCAGCGCCATCAGCATGCTCGCTGCGAAGCATGTCATTTAATATTACTACATTATTGGCGATATCGGTAATCGTCGGATGTTCTGTCTGATCTATGATGCCATATAGATGCAGCGCATTTTCAATGACATTGGCGGCGGTCGTCATTTGTCTAGAACTCGATTGGCTTTGGCGCGAATTTTAGCTGCTGAAGAGGATGAAAGTTTACCTGCCTTGACCATTTGCGTTGCGCGTGCCTTGGCATTGGCGGCATGCGACTTGTCCGGCATCGGATATTTACGGCTGCCCGGCAATCCGAATGTCGAACTTTTCATGCCCTTACGAGACTTGCTTGAAAGGTCTGCCATCTTACTCGTCCTTTTCAATTGCACCTTTAGGCCAGCTATCACCAGCCAGCAGTCCGTCCCAGCGAATGACTATACAACCACCTCCTGTATGCGGCGTATTCTGTACAGTGCCGCGTCGCTTATGCCAATCAATTGGTACCTGACGCGGTCCTTTGAAACAAAAACCACGCATGGCTGTCTTTGCCATCCGGGCAGTCAGTCTAACCCGATCACCACGTTGAAAATCAGACACCTTTGATGACCGTCCAAGGAGGTACCCATCCGCTATCGGTTTTCAGATTTTCAAGCTGATCATTGGCATCCGGCGGTTCGACCGTACGTACCGAATTGGATGGAATGAAAGTCCCGTCGTAGTTGGCTGGATTGACATATGTCAGCGTAGCACGATCCTGATTTTGATTAAGCGATCTCTGGTAGTTGACAAAACTTGCGGTGCTGGCAGGCGTCGACGGCGGTTTCATATAGCTTTGCAGTCGCGCACCATCACTGGGCGCAAGAGTGTATTTGTTGGCCGACCATAGTAAATCCAATCCCCAGCGAACCGGCAGCGGTTCTGGCGGAGGGTCTATGGAACGGTCGGGAAGAGCTTGAAAATCGTACACCGGGGGCCATGGATCGAGACATGGCTTGACGGGTCTTCCGCTTGTTTGGGTGCAGACCAGAAGTCCGGTCAGCCGTTCTCTTCCAAGCGTGTTATAGGGCACTCGTGCGCCACAGCGACTGCAAGCGCCCCAAGTTTCGAAACGTCCAAACTTTGGTTTCTTTTCATGCAACTAGGTAGCACCCGGGGACATGTATGTGGAACGCCAATCGATGATGGATGCCGAACAGCGGAACCAGATGGCAATCAGTGAAGCTTGGTTGCTCCAATTGCTGTCTTCACGCGTTTCAAGACCGCTTCGCTCCCAGAACGTAAAGCCTTCACCGTTGTCCATGTTCTGGATCGAAGTCTGGATGAAATAGTCATCCTTGGAGACGAGATACGGTGTTTCGATGACATCCGGAAGGGCTCCGGTCGCACGCAGCACATTGATGTTGTTGGTTTGCGCATTCCACTGCAATGGCGAACCAAGGATACGACGGGTTTCCGGACCGCTCTCTGGAGAGAGGATCACGCATTTCGGAAGTACGTTGATCAGAAAACCACGACCATTGCGTGTATAGCCAATCTGAATGACTGGGTTCTCGAAAGCCAGTTCGGAAACATTGGCAGAAGTCAGCAGGTTGGACTGAAGTCCGGAAGCGGTGGGATGCGAGGCCGAAGCAAGCGGTACGCCATCAGCACGAATACCGTTCACGGCATCAATCGCAACTTGCAGCGGAGCATGTGCGATGTATTCTTCAGTTTGTCGGGCAGAATAAGCCAGTTCTTTCATCATGCGCGAAGCGACATCTTCATAAAGATTGTCATCTTTGGCTTCGCGGGAGATGGCAACACCAAGACCATAACTGGCATGGGTGACTTGAGTACGATAACCTTCGCTGGGAAAATCAAATTGAACTGGCTCGAGTTCAGGCTGCTGAACTGCAAGTCCCAAACCCGCACGCTCCGTCATGAACTCTTCAAACGC